TCATTGCGTCAATCATTGCATGGGTTGCTGTGGCATTTGTTGTTCAGGTGGGTTAACCAATGGGTTAGCACCGTGCGAAATGTCTTGTGCCGCAGCCGCCGCAAATGCTTGTTGTTCAGCGTTTAGGCGTTCAATCTCCATCAACAACTGATCTGTGGGCATTCTTGCGATAAGCATTTTGACCAGTGCATCAATTTCAGTTTTGTTTTGGCTGGTGATAGAACGTGTGTTCTGATCGTTGACCTTAACTTCTGCCATTGTTTCAGTGTTGTGCGCCCTTGCGGTAACGTCCATGAGTTTGCGTTTGTTTGCGCCTTCCTCGCGGATTTGGGCGACCTGACCACGGTTGTTAATTTCCAACTGGGCGGCTTGCAATTGCTGTTGCATTTCTTGCAGTTGTTGCTGTGATTGCGCCAAACGCATTTGAATTTCAGGCGGTATGTCTGACTTCTCGTCAATGTTTGCCATTGGGTTCATGGCGGCAAGGCGGTCGGCAATCACATCTGCGCCGGGGAAGTCCATGTTCCTAAACACCAAGTCACCCGCAATATTGAACAACTGCTCGTTACCTGTAAGCAGCGGCATCATGGCTTCGACTGCTTGCTGGCGCTTAGTCTGGAAGCCCGGCCCTGTGTCCATTACCACATCATATTCGCCCACTGTCACATCATTTAGCATTTCACCAACTTCGTTCTTTTCGTTGATGGTGGTCATGTCTGGTTGACCGTCTGAACCAATGATTCGCATTACCCGCTGGGTATCGTAGATGTGTGGGATCAAGTCCAACAGGATTTTGCCTGTATGCCTGATTGATCGGGTCATGTTGTCGTAAAAGTGGAAATTGCTCAAATCCACCTGATTCTGTTGACCAGCTAGTGCCTTTCCTGAAATATTGCCACTAGGTAATTGGTTGGGATCAAGGATGCCCAGCACCATCTGCAAGTCTGCGGAAATAGCGCCAGCGGCTTCCATGATGCCTTGGGGCGGTGGTTCTGGTTGCAGTCTGGTTGGCACGGGGGCTGGTACGCCCTCAATGTCTTTCTGTTTGTAACGCAGCACAGGGCTTGACTTGATGTTTGCCAGCGCCCATTCGTTTTCGTGTCCCTCATCCTGACCCTCTGCCAGCAACCATTTGGCCTTTGGTGCAAGGGCGACCGATTCGGTCATGCTGGTGCGCCAGAAGTTATACATACGCTGTGGGTCTTTGGCAAACCTGACCAGACCGTATTTTTTGCGTTTATCGTCAACAATAACCTGTGCGCCATAGCAAGGAACAACAGGGATGTACTTGCCAGCCCATGTCTTTTCTTCCAAAACTTCTAATGCAGTCATTTTGACCCACTTAACTGCCTTGCGGAAGCTGTCGCGTTCATCAAGCACAGTCAAGCCAGCGGCCTCAACCCGTTCAAAGAATCGGTCAGAATCAGCAAATTGGCGTGTGCCATCACTCAGCAAATACAGCTTGGCTCGTTCACGTTCAACATAAAAGAATTCGGCAATGCGGATGTCTTCTTTAGTAATCCAGCTTGCAGTATCGTCCCCCGTAGATCGCTGGGTGAAGTTAGCACCGTCATCAGCGTCAGGGTAATAATCCTTGAAAACCTTTTTGTCCAACACTGTGGTGATCAGGCAACGTTCAGCGTCTGACCCATCAGGCAATATTGAATTGGGGTCAAAGTACACGGTGAACGGGTTGTCAATTGTGTCAATGTAGATTTCTTGGTCGAATGAATCTTCGCTGACATAGCGGGTATTGATGCGCCAGTAACCCCAACCCATCCGCACAGCGTAGTCAAAGGCGGTGTCGTAAGCAGTGTCAGCGTTTGAATTGACTTCAATGTGGCGGGTCATGCCCTCAATGATTTGGGCAATCTTGTAATCAGCCAAGTTATTCACAGGGTGAACCTTGATGCGTGGGCGTTGCATCCGCTGCTGGTTGGTTACCTGTCGCACATAGGCATCAATCTTGTTGATGGTTAGGCATGGTCGTGCTTCCACGTTTCTGCTGTTCTGAATCTCAACAGGCCATTGGTCGCCAGCAGCAAACTTAATGTCTTGCAATGCTTCGGCGCGGTTTGTGGAGTCTGCGTCATTGACCAACCGCCAAAACTCTATGGCTTTGTTGATTCTGTTGTCTTTGCCTGATGCGTCTTGATAAGCCATATTTAGCCCTCTGAATCTGTTACCAAATTATCACACTAACCCATCCAACTGCCAACTGTGGCGGTTTGGGCTTTGGGCTTGCGTTTTGGTGTGTCTTGAATCATCAGGGCAATGTAGCGGAATGCGTCTGCCCCGTGCGAATAGTGGTCGTGTAATGGGTTGCGGCTGAATTGCCCTGTGTCTGGATCAACTTCATAACGGTAGTGGCGCAAGCAATTGATGCCCTCCGCTGCGTGTTCACGGTCAAACCAGCAGCTTGGAAATATTGTTCTGGCTGCGTTGATTGAGTCAAGGATTGGCACTTTAGGCAGAATTCGCGTCTTGTAGCCTGCCGCCCTAACAATGTCATCAATTGACCGCCCAGCCGCTGCCAGTGTCTGGTTTTCAGCATCATGGGGCAACCATACCGTGTCGTACACATAGCCAAACGTTTGCATAGTCGCCAAATAATGCGTCATGGTTTTCTGGCTATCCTCAATGTACCTAATCAGGCGGGTTTCCATGCCCACAAACTGCAAGAACCAAATTGATGTGCTGTCAGACCAGCCAAGGTCAAAGATTGCGTGGACGGGCTTTGTTGCGTCATACGCCACACGGGTTAACCTGCCCTCAATTTCTGCTTGCTGAAGTTCCTTGGCAAAGATAGCCCCATCCACCGATTGGCGGCATAAGCCCTCCCACACTTGGTTATAGGCTTCTTGGTCGCGGTGCTTTAGCGCATCCTTTTCCAATCGCAGGGTTTCAGGAAACCAAGGGTTGTCTGACCAATTGATTTTGATCTGGATGCAATTATCAGGTGGGTTCAACACAAACCGCTGGTAGGTTTCGTCTGTTTCCAGCTCAGGGTTGAATGAAACCCATATCTCGCTGCCCTGCTTTCGGATGGTAGGGATTAGCACGTTCCAGCTTAATCGGCTGGTGGTCTGGGCTTCTTCTACCCAGCAAATGTCCACACCCTCATAGGATTTGATGTTGGCAATGTTGTTCTTTAAACCAGCAAAGGCGAATTCTGTGCCGTTCTTGCCCCTAATGCTGTTCTGGGTGATTTCATAGAAACCCAGCAGGCCAAGGGATTCGATTTGGTCGCACAGCAGCTTGTGAACTGAGTCTTTGATGCTGGTCTGGAATTCCCGCGCACAAAGTATGCGTAGCGGGTCTTTAGCGCCCTTGATCAGCAATGCCCTAGCAATGCCCCATGACTTAGCGCCACCCCTGCCGCCGTAGGCTACCTTGTAGCGTGATGGCTTAAACAAGCCTTGCAGCTTAATTGGGAATTCAGCATTGGCAATGGCGCTTGATACATCACTCATTTGGCTTTACAAAAGTAACTTGGATGCCTGTAAGCAATGGCGCACCATCTGCACCCGTGATTTCTTGCTTTGTGCTTTCTCTGTACTTCTTAGGAAACCTTGCAGCCATTGACCTTGACCACAGGCTTGCATTCAATCGGTCACTATCTTTATTCTCCACCATGTAAGCTGCGGCTTGTTCTTCCCACCATGCCTGCTCGTATGTCTTAGCGTCATCCAAGGCGTGTAGAAATTCTTCGTGGGCATCACGCCATAAGTAAATGGTTCTAAGGCTTACATTCAATTGATAGCAGATTTGTTCGACAGATTTACCAATGCGGCCTAGTTCCCTGACCGTATCGCAATAACTTGGGTCATATAGGGTTGGGCGACCTACTGGGCGCTTTTCTAGGACGGGAACGGTATCGGTCATTTCTTTTTAGGCATGGCTTTTTTGGCCTTTTCAGCTTCTTTCTTGACCGAATAGCCAATGGCAACAGCCTGCTTTACAGGCTTGCCAGCTTCTATTTCAGCCTTGATGTTCGCTTTCAACGCCTTGGGTGTCATTGACTTGATCAGCGGCATTTGGTTTCTCCAGTTCGTTTAACCAAAATTGACAGTCCTGAATTGCCCCGCCAATCGCATGGAGGTTTAGTTCCAATTGTTTGGCTTGGGCAGTCAAAAACTCAATGCGGTTTTTTATTGATTCAGCGTTCAAGATGCACCATGAATAACGGCAAAATTAATCACAACAGCTTCAGCCAATGGGCCAGCAGTGCTGTTCCACAAACCAATCACGGCAGACCCTGCGGCTTGGCTAGAAACGTAAGGCCAATAAGCGCCAGCAGTACCACCGCCAGAAATGCTTGCAATCACCACATCATTTGCGGAAATTGTGCTATTAGTCAAAGTAAATGTCACACTTGCGCCAGCAGCCAAAGATGCGGCATTCATGGTGATTTTGCCCATGCTCTTGTTCAAGGTCACGCCAGTTGATTTGCTGGTGGCTTGGGTCACAGTGCCTTGTGCGTCTGCTGAATAACCAACTTCGCTGGTTGCATACACGGTTGTGCCAACAACAGTTGATGGTGTGGTTGCGCCAATGGGTGAATTATTTAGCGAACCGCCCGTAATATCTTGATCTTGATAGGCTACGCCAATTGCGATTGAATTTGACATGATTTTTCCTTTAACAGTTCCAGTTTTTAAGGGATGCCTTGGCTCTTTCGGCAGGGCCTTTGGCGTTTTTGACTACTCCCTCCATTCTTGCACAGAAACTGGCTTTTCGACCAGCATCTGCCTTAGTCTTGGGGTTGGGGGCAGGCGGTTTGAGATTTGAATTGTTCTTTGCGTTGTATTCAGCACGACCTTTAGCGGTCATCCCAGCACCCTTTTCTGTTGGGTTGTAGGTTTTACCCTTACCCGTGGTGGTGTGTGGAATAGGCTTGTCGTGCTTCTTCATTTTTTGGCAGTCTTGGCAGATTGCTTGAATGCGGCTGCGGTGGGTGCGCCCTTGTCGCCGGGTTTCCTCATACGTTCAGGCGTTTTACCCGCAGCCTTTTGTTTTTCGATGCGTTCTTGTTTTTTATGGATATTGGCATAAAGTCCAGCTTTCATGCTTCCACCACCGCGCAAATGTCAGCTTCCTGAATAATCTGATAATCTTGCCCGTCAATGTTGTGGACAGGCCAATTCAGATAATCCCCGTTTCCATACTTGATGAAGTCGCCCACCTGTGTCTGATCTACCATTGGCCCGACCGCAACAACTGTTCCCTCGTTGAATGCTTCTTTGTTGTTGACATAAATAATGTCGGACAACTTGCGAACATTGGGGCGAACAACTACACGGTCACGCAGGGGTTTGATCATATTTAGGCTTTCTTCCGGGCTTTTTCTTCAACGGCGGTTCAACCACCGTATCGGTTTGAATGTCGTACACAGGCAATTTCACCATTACTGGTTCAGCTTGTTGCACCGCAAAATGTTCGCCACACCAATCGTTCATGTGCCTGTTGATTGTCTGTGGATAACGGCGACAACTGCCCATGATCTGGGCATTCAAAAAGAACTTACAACTGGCGCAGCTTGCCATTACTGGCTACATTTGCGGTCGTGGGTGTAGCAAACGCCCTTAGAACGTCCACCGTCAAATGCCTTGTCAGCACCTGTCATGTTGGTTTTGGCGTTAGGAATGCCCTTTTTGGCGCTTCCATGTTCACCTGTTTTGTCAGATGCGGCTGGGTTGCCAGACATTGTGGCTTTTGTGCCATAGCCCTTGGGTTCGTTTTTCATCAGTTGTGCCATGATTTTTCCTTATTCAAGATACTTGAGGGGGTACAAAGTCGAATTGATCAATTCAGCGATTTCATCCACCAAATTTTGCAATTCTGTGTCTTGTGGCAATTCCTTGCGGGATTCTTCCACAAAATCTTTCATGTTCTGCATATATTTCAAGGGGTCTTTTTCCACATGAAATTCATCAGGGAATTTTTTAAGTTGATCATATTTGCCCATGTACGCTTCGGCAAACTTGTCAACCAGTTTAATAATCTTGCCATAGTATCTTCCTAACGCCTCATGTTTTGCATTGTTGTTTGTTGACCAATGCATGAAATGCGTCACCGTTGAACTGTGCAACAGGTGCGCTACGAATTCGGCTACTTCATCATTCATATTGCCACTATATCAAAAAAAGGGGGGATGCAACACCCCCCCCTAAGACAACTGCGCTTCCATTGTAGGCACAGGAACGTCAGCAGGCCATAACCCCTGTTCACAAAGTTTTGCCACCGTAAGGGTATGCGCCAAGTACCACATCAAGTGGCGTTCATCTTTGGTTAAGTCTTTGCCTTGGTCAACTTCAAAATGGCATTTCAGGCACAACGCTGCCACCAGATTGTCATCAGCTTTGATCCCTCTGCCCTTGCCGCCACCCCAGTTTGTGTGTGCTGCCTGCACCATTTGACCTGAACCGCAGGCTTGGCAGTCAAGCCCCGCCACCAGTTTTAGTAGCTTTTTTGATCTGACGTAGTCGTGTTTTTGAAACAATTATGGTCTCCAAGGTTGTAAATCGGTGTTCGTTAGCACATTCCAGCCTGCGGCGGCGGCTGTTTCCTGTGCTGGTTCTGGTTTCTTTGACGATTGTCCATGTGCCGCATTCTGGGCATTTCATTGATGCGACCTGTCTTGCATCCTGTTGGTGGCTTCGCGTGTGCGCCAGATTTCAACTTCAAGGCGGTAGCTTTCCAGTTCCCAGCGCAACGTTTCTTCCTTTTCCACCGCAGCGGCTAACCCTTGGATCAGTTTCTGATACTCAGGGCTTGAATAGGCTTCGCGTTCTTGGTGGCTAGCGGCATCAATCCCATTTAGCAGGGCCTCCCGCATCAGCATGGCTTTCTTGGATTTGCGGAATTCCTCAAGGTAAACCCTTTGTCCCTTTGCGTCACCATACAACGGCGCTTTGTCCCTAATGGCTTGTGTAGCTTCTTCTGGTTTCATTTAATCTCCACAAAAACATGAAATAGCTTCTTCATTTGCATCAAACATATCAGTTTGTTCTGCTGAATATTTATACATTTGGGCATAGCTGGGTCGGTCAATAGCAAAAAATTTACCATCTCCGTGGCATCTTTTTGCCGCTTCTTCCTCTTGTTTTATCCACCAAAGTGCCCGTTCTGGCTTTTCTTTAATCAAACTCAATACCTGAGATTTTGGTTTTAACATACATAAATCACAGTTCCCGTGCATTGTTTTGCCATTCATATTTGGCAATTCAAGGTCAAAAGTTTGGTTTTTCCAGAAATTGCCAACTTCTTTTGATGAGACATTTGCAGGGACAAGTGGCATAAAAACTGTTTCATGTTTGTTTTCTGGGTGCGGATTTGCACGAAATTTAGCCACTCGCCTTGGTTCATCTGCCCGTATACCTATAAATGAATCCCAATCAGTCCATCCAATTGACCGCAAATGTCGGTGCATGGTTCTGGTTTTCATTTGGCTCGAACAATATCTGGCCCTACCATTTGGCAAAGTAGGCTCAAACCATTTAATGACCGCCTCAAAAGGCTCGCCATTTCTGCTGGCGGTTTGGTAATTAACAACTTTTGGAATTTTTAAATCATTTACAACAGCAAATTCCAACCAAGTAATTTCAACATTCCAATGCCTCGAACAATCATTTACAAATTTCAAAGTAGCCTCTTCTTCTTTTCCCGTGTTGCAAAAAATAACTTTGGCCTCGCTTGGCAGTTGCCCCCCCCCAGCTTCTAATACTTTATACAACATATATGCACTTGTGCGCCCACCACTAAAGCTAATGCAAGTTGGCTCAGTTATTTTGTAAGAATTCATTTCAATACCCCAATCATTCTCAATGCCGCATCAGGGCCATCTACAACCGCCAATGCGCCCCCTAACCAGTTATGATGCCACCGTAGCTGGTCTTCGGTCAAAAGTCGCGCAGACGGGCTTTTATTGCCATCTTTAACCTCCATAAGCAGGGTCTGGCCTTTATAGCCCACCAGTAGATCAGGGACACCCTTGCCAACACCAGCCAGAGACTGAACCGTAGCGCCAGCCGCCCGTAACGCCGTAACAATTTGGTCTTGGTTTGCATCAATTTTTGCTGCCCTCATCATTCATCCTTTTGCGTAAGTCATCAACGGCGGGTTGTCCACGCCTTTTTACTAAGTCGGATAAGGTTCTCTGCCACCATGCCCATGCCTCTGCTTTGCCCTCCTCCATCGCTTTCTTCCTGAACCGTTTGATCCAGTACCTCGCCTCCGTTTGGCGCAAGGTCTCCTGTATCTCTAAGCGCTTGGTCGATGGCAGATTGGCTAAATTGTTCCCCGTCTTTGTGTCGATCAAGGATTGAATTGGCGATTTGTCTGTGTTCATTGTTCATATTGCTTTTTCAATTCGGCAAGTTTACGTTTTGCTTCTGCCACAACTTCAGGCGAAACAGGCGTAGGGTTGTAAGTGATTTGCGGTTCGTCCCGCGGAATGGCAGGCCCAGCATTGCAAAAGTCTCTGAACTTAATCGCGCTTGGCACAAACTCCCCATTTAGGCGGTCAATGGCGTAATCCAAACTGGGCTGGTGGGTCAGAAAGTTACCAAGCTGGCGTTTCCATTCTTGGCGTATCAGGTTGGGGTCGATGCCATCCCAGTGACGGGTAAATGCCGCGCCAAATATGGCACTCATTCTGGCAAAGATGTAATCCAAGCCATCATCAGGATTCAATGAATTTGACATTGTTGCCACCTCCCAAAAGACCTCGTGTTAAGCCAGACATGACCGATTGATTCATTTGCCCTGTTTTGGTTAAGTTGGTGTGCTTTTCTGCAACCCAGTCAGCTTTAAAGCCACGCCAACCCCGTGCCGCACATTCTGCCAATGCTTGTTCAAGTGTCCAGCCTGCTTTGGTGGCTTCGCGCTGGATTGACTTAATCACGGTTTCAGTGATAACTGCTCTGCTGGCTTTTCGTTGGGCAACAAATGAATCCCAAACGCCTGATGAAACGCCGTCAGGCGCTTGTATTCTTATTGGTTTATCGTTATTAGTTATTGGTTTATCGTTTATAGTTGCCTTAGCGATGGGTTGCGAGTCGGAAGCCACTGGGTTCTTTTTCCGTCCACCAAGGCGACCATTTGCTCTATTTTTCTCAGCCATAGCATGATATTGCTCAATGACATCGGCGCATCTTTGATGAAACCAGCCATCTTCCTGCTTTACAAACATATCGTTTAGAACATCTCTAATGACGACTGCTTCCATTCGGATGCGTCTGGCAACCCATTGGGTATCCAGTGGGATTTTTTGTTCAGTATCGTAATACATATCCAGAAGTCGGCGATATGCCAAATCTTCTTCATTGGATAAATGGGCTGTGGCGGCTCGATAGTCGCCAATATTGAATTGGTAATAATGCATTTTCAGACCTCAACAAGACCCTGAAAAAGAAACCTCGGCAGGAGGGGTCTGTTCTCTTTTCGGTGGGATAGCTACCCCCCACCTAGCCGTGTTTCAAACAATGTTACATCAAAAGCAATTGGTCGTGCAATTATTCCCATAGCAACAAGTTTGGCAAGTCACATATCGACCGTTAGCATAATAAGTGTGTGTTGAACAAGCAGCCCAAACCATTGTGGTGCTGGCAGCCAACCAAAGGGCAAAAAGTGCTTTTTTCATGTTTTCTCCTGTGTAAACCAATCAGGACGCAAGTCTTTCAACTGGCGCAGGCGTAGTTCAGGCACATTCTTCCATTGGCAAATTGCTGGCTTGGAAATGCCCAAAATCTTGGCAAGCTCACTCTGTGACCCTGCGAGTTTGATAAGTTCTTGTTTAGTCATAGCTTAATTGTAAGCTGGATTAACAGAAAAGCAACATTAGGGTAAATCCCTAGAAAATAATCTGTCTTAACTGTTGACATGGTGTTAAGTTGGCTTAATAATACACCCATGCCCCAGCAATTTCGCACAGGGTCTTTAAGGAGAATCAAAATGCAAGTTACTCAATTTACCTCTTACGCTGACATCGTAGTCATTGGTCAAAACCCAGAAATGGCTGATTACAGCAACCCTCGTGGTTACATCTACGGTTTTTCCGCTTATGTTTGCGCCGTTTCTGAGAATGGCGACACTCGCATCAAGCACGTTGTTTCTGCCCGTTGGGAAGCAGAAGCCATGGCAAAAGCAGAAACTCAAGCCGCCGCTTTGAACGCCCGTTTGGCTTTGGGCAAATTGCCTGTTGGCTTTGATTCTTGGAAAGCTGGTCGTGCCATTTATGGTTCTGAGGCATATCAGGCTTATGGTCAAGCTGACGATCTGGCTTTGGAACGTAATGAAGAATTTGCATATTGATTAACCAACGGGGCTACGGCCCCAACAAAGGAACAACCATGTTTGACATTGAAACCTACAAAAAACCAACTGACTGGGCGCAAGTCGCCCTTTACTTGGTATCCATAGCTGCCATCGTGGTGGTTGCCCTTGACGTTTTTGTTTGGAGGGCATCATGCTGAACGATGGCGACCACGGCGAATTTACCACCTACCTAATTTGGGATGAAGTCCATGTCGAATGGACATGGTGCGAGGGTGACGATTGGGAATGCGATGGATTCTTTGATATTTTTGTCAGCAAAGATGGCATCGACATTACCTATGACATGCCCAAAATGCACTTTAAGTGGATTGAACAAGAAGTCAAGGAAATTGCAGGCTATATGCCACCAAGCCGCCAGCGTGTGGCGCAGGCAATCAACGGTTACCTCAACAAAACTTTTTAAGGAATCAAAATGAAATACGCACTTTTACTTTTAGCTTTGGTGGGTTGCGCCAGCCAGCAGCCAGCGCCTGTTTACAACTTACGACCTGAACCGCCTGTGGTAGTAGCCAACACCACACAGGAATTGGTGATGGATAAGCAAATCCAGCCAATGGGTCGCAATGAAGTAATTGATGGGGTTAAACAATGCGAGTCCGCAGGGCTTCGCGCTGTTCCCATCTACGCCAAACGCAAGATCAATGGCTACACGGTGGAAACCGTTGTGGAAGTGACTTGTGGCCCACGTTACGCATACTAAGGAGAAACCATGAAACAAATTGCAACCGCACTAGTCAAAGCACAGAAAGCCTTTGGCCCAGCCCTGAAGTCCAGCACCAACCCGCATTTCAAGTCGCGTTACGCTGACCTGTCTGCTTGCGTGGAAGCTGTAATTGATGCGCTAAATGACAATGGAATTGCTTTGGTGCAGAAATCCTATGACTGCGTTGATGGCATCATGGTTGAAACCGTGTTTGTGCATGAATCAGGTGAAATGTTAGAAACTGGCGTTCTTAGATTTCCATTGATGAAAAACGATCCCCAAGGCGCAATGGCGTGTTTGACCTATGCGCGGCGCGGTTCGTTGATGGCTGCTTGCGGTATTGCCCCAGAAGATGATGACGGTAACAGCGCCAGCCGTAAAACTGAAATCAAATCAAACGTCAACGAAAGTCAAGTAGCTGATCTGATGGCGGCAATGGATGAAACCACCACGTTGGAAGAACTTCAGAAGACTTACAAAGCAGCTTATGCCGCAGCCAATGGCGACCCAGCTTGGCAAAAGAAAGTGATTGCGCGTAAGGATGCCAAGAAAGCACAATTGGAGAATCAATAATGGAACAGCGTTCAGAAGATTGGTTTGCCGCCCGTCTGGGTAAGGTAACCGCCAGCAAAGTCGCAGATGTAATGGCAAAAATTAAAACAGGTTATGCCGCCAGCCGCGAAACATACATGACCCAATTGGTGCTAGAACGCATCACAAAGACCAAGGCAGAGGGTTTTACATCTCAGGCTATGCAATGGGGCATTGACCAAGAACCCTTTGCACGGGCTGCTTTGGAATTGCGCCAAGGGTACTTTGTGCAAGAAACAGGTTTTGTGCCACACCCTACCATTGAAATGGCTGGCGCTAGTCCAGATGGCTTAGTCAATGATGACGGGATTTGTGAAATCAAATGTCCAGAATCCAAGGGCATGATTGAAACTTTGCTAAGCCAAAAAGTTCCTCAAAAATACTATGCCCAGATGCAATTTCAGCTTGCGTGTACAGGCAGAAAGTGGGCAGATTACTGTGTGTTCGATCCTCGAATGCCAGAAAAGGCGCAATTATTTGTTTTACGAATCAATCGTGATGACAAATATATCGCAGAGATTGAAGCTGAAATTGTCAAGTTTTTAGCTGAAGTCGATTCCCAAGTTAAAAAATTAACCGATTACATAGAAAGCAAATCATGAAAAAGATTAAAAACATCACCGTGGTAACTGGCACTTACACCAACAAAGATGGTCAGGAAAAGAAACGCTACATGACCATTGGCAGCTTGTTTGAAGACAATGGCAACCTGAAGATCAAGTTTGATGCCATGCCCTTGGCAGAGGGTGGCTGGAATGGTTGGGCGAACTGTTACGACATTGATGAACGCACCGACAAGCCGCGCAAAATGGGCATTGCAGATATGCCTGATGACATACCTTTTTAAGGAGTAACCATGCTGCATCCAAGAGTCAGAAACACCGACCCTTTGACCAGTTGGCAGGCAGCAGGGTCTGCAAAAGACCTTGCCAGCCGCCACGCCCAAATTATTGTGGATTGTTTGACCAAACACGGCGCATTGGGTAAAGATGGCATTGCCGCCCAAACAGGTTTGGAATCCATGCAAGTCGCCAGACGGTTGCACGAACTAGAACGCGATGGCGAAATCTGTTTGACAGGTAAGGTTGTCAAATCCAAGTCAGGGCGCATGGAACGCGAATGGAAAATCACGCCAATGCAAAGGGAATTAATATGATTCGCAAGCGCCAGATTGAAGATGAAAAAGAAATCATGTATTTGAAACAAAGTGCCGAAACAGCGTATTTGATTGGTTGGAATGATTCATTAGAAATGG